TTTTTAAGGTACGCCGTTTTATTATCCCATTTGAGCTTGTTGTCGTTAAATTCAAACTCATTCATAAATCTATTGTACAGGCGTGCCTTGAAATTGCTCGCTCTGGATTGTTTGTTGATGTTAAATAATCTTATCATGGTTTCTCTGTTTTATGCAAGTTAGTCAAATGTTTTCAATTTTTACAGGTTATTCATGTGTTTAAAAACATCATTTCACCGATAGTTTTTATATTCTGTGCTTCTAAATATAGCCTTATGATTTACCCATCTGGCAAATTTCCTTTGTTCTTTAGTTACTTTATTTTCCCCTGAAAAGTCAATATAAGATTGTGCAAATGGATCAAGTCCCCACAAATTCAATAAAGCAACTCTATTAATTGCATCATCAATTTCCTTTTCCTTAACCAAAACATAAACGAAATATCTGGATGGGATACAATTATATTCTCTCAAATATCTTGTAGCTTTTTTAACTGGTTTAAGCATTGCCATTGTATCACAACTCATTCGCAAAGGAACTAACCATCTCACTTTTGATAATAATTTTGCCATAGGTCTATCTATTAACCTTGCATCCAAGCCCTGATTAAAGTCAACTTTGATCCCTAATTTGATGATCTTTTCAATTTGCTTAATTCCCCAATCAGATGCAAGAATGTTATTATCCATAAGTATGGCCGATTTGCGATTGCCAAGAAATTCATCTATGTCAGCGTTCTCTCTTAATTTACCCTCTTTTATGGGAACAATACACCACGAGCAATTATTAATACACCCCCGTGTTAAAAACCCATAGGCTGAAGTATATTTAGGATAAAGACTATAATCTGGCATTATATGTTCTATTTCATGTTGTAATGTTACCCCATTATATCCCACTCCTCCTTTAATTATCTGATCTGAATTAACAATAAAATAATTATCTGGTGTAAACGTAAATACTTTGCTTTGGTACACAATATCATAATTCTCATAAAAATTAACAAACCCTACTTTATCTTTTAAAAATTTATGATAAGCTGAAATTTTCATCAAAGCTAAATTAGGGAAGTTATGCCCGTCTACATCTATAAGTCCTACTTTCATTTCACCGATAGTTCTTTATATTTCAATGCTGTAATCAATATATTCCAAAATATCCGGGCGCCTTATCTGCCTTAGTATCCATTCAGCCTGTACTTCATATATACCTGCCTGTGACTGATTAGAATAAAGCCAATATTGCATCCGGGTAAGTTTTTTTGAATCTATCCCGTGAGTATGCTCTACTTCATAAAAAGCTACTATTTCCCTTGATAGACCTTCCGGGATGCGGCCTTTCTTAAAACAGGTAATGTCAGGAATGAATTGAATTTTATCTCCTTTGCAAAATTCCATTTCTGTTTTTACTATAAATTGCCTTGATAACCATTTTTTCAAAACATTTATCGCTGCACGGTGCTTATATGATTCATCTTTGTTTTTCATAAAAAAGGGTTATTATCTTTTACCAGCCAATTAGTATTATCCCATGTCGTGACATCCGTTCCCGGCTCAAAGCGACCATTATTATAATTGTATTTCAGTTCAGTGATCCCCTGCTCACCAAGATGTTTAAACTTGATTTTCTGCCAGTAAACTTCAACCTGATTAATCATAATATTCTTATTATCAGTCATGCGGTAAACCGTAAAACCATAATCACATTTGTTGTAAAAGTTAGCCGATCCGGATATATCATAAAGCGAAGGAACCTCAAAGCGGCCGTCAGCTTTTTTGTTCATCTTACGTGGATGTGCCACAAGAAAAACAAGCACATCATTGATCTTTGCAAAACTTGTCAGACGATCAAGAAAACGACTGACATATTGTGTTTCACTATCCGTGAATTTATGATCCAGTTTGTTGTATGGATCGACAATAAGAATCTTTATGCCCTTTGATTTTACCAGCCCTTTAGCTGAAGCAAGAACTGTATCAACAGTAAAATCATCTTCCTGAAGGATGTAAAAGAAATTTTCACGGATGTATTCATAAGCCATGTCAAATTCAAGCTCTTCAGATTTACGAATAGTGAACTTTTTACCTATATATTTCTCGTATAATTTAGCAAAATGGAACTTCAAAGGATAATTTTCAGGTGTGAAATATGCTGCTTTCCACCCATGTAAAAGGTTAAGCCGTGTCACAATATAATCAACAAATTCAGACTTCCCGGCTCCGGGTGTGCCGGTTGCTATTGCCAGCCTCCCGGTTTCCCATGTTATGTGTTTATCAATTTCAGGCTTGCATATATCCTTTCCTTTATCAACTCCATTTACAAACAAGTCGTGAGATTCGATATAAATATCCTCAACGTTAATTATTCCTTTTATCGGGTATGGTTTAGCTTCCGTTATCAGTTCTTTAAAATCAGTTCCCAATTCAAGGAAATATTCATTTGCATCTTTGCAATGTTTAAAAGATATGATATAGCATTTTTCAGCTCCTATCCTCCGGGCAAGTTCATCACGAAGTTCAATCCCTTTCGTGTCCTGATCGGTTGCAAGGTAAACACGATCTATCTGATTGAATAAGTCAATACAGGAATCCATGTACTCAAGGTTCTTATTTGCACCGTTAGGAACTGATACAACGTTCTCAAATCCATTCTCAATAAACGTCAGACAGTCTATTTCTCCTTCCGTTATGATTATCGAATCATTATCTTTAAGAGCATTGAAATTGTAAAAAATCAACTCTGCACCTGAATATAATTTGAAGAGCTTATCACGGGTGCGGTATTTTATATTGATTATTTTATCTCCATAAAAGTAAGGAAAACAAATCACTCCTTCATCTTTTTCCAACTGAGGCATATATTCTGTATCGGAATAGACACCCATTTTTTTAAGCGTTGCCTGTGATATCCTACGCCCGGTCATATATTTGACCGCTCCATCGGTTAATGATGTGATATTTTTCCATTCAGGGATGTTGTAATTTTTCGGCTCGTAAGGTTTATATTCCCAAAACGTCAGGTTACAATGATGGCAAAATCCAGAATTTTTATCAGCGTTCCACGAAAAAGGTTTATCTTTTGACTTCTTCCTGGTATGTGAACATTCTGGACAGGTATATGATTTTTCACCTGAACTCCTGTCAGGTTCAAAAAAGAATAAGTTCTTATTTGAGCTTTGAATTTTCATGTCATCATTTGCAATCGCTCTTTATTATTGTAATTTCCTTCAAGTACTTTCACAAAGTTTGTAGGTTTCATTAACCAGTCAAATGTAGCCTTCCATTGTTTATCATTTATACCATTCAAAAAATCACTTTCTCCTGCTATTTTAAAAACATTAATAATCGTATCAAAATCATGTTCCTCAACTCTTGCGTTAATATGTGATTTTCTAATATCAGTTAAGGATAATATTTTGCTCATTTTACTACAATATTCATTGAATTTTTCCACAAGAATATTATAGTTAATATTTTTATGTACAATTATAGCTCCATCTCCATTTATATATAGCTTAATGATTTGCTTAAGCACTTGTATAAGCATTTGCTTATTTTTAGTATTTATTTCATCAAGTTTTATGTTATCTTTTATATATTCACATTGTTCTGACGTAGCCTTTAATTCATTAGTTGCAACTTTAATAATATATCCGAGTTTGCCTGAATCACTTCGTTTTTCTTTAAACGTTTCTCGCTTCCGTATTATCTCCCTGGCTTTAGGATTTTCTAACCTGCCGTTTTCATTTAGTTCAAACTTTTGCTTAAGCACTTGCTTAAACACTTGCTTAAAATTTTCATACTCACTAATTCTCACATCACATAAATTTGCAAGTTCTTCAATGTCGTTTGGTAAATCTCCTTTATCATATTGATATAACAATAAATTAAGATACCATCCTTTTTCAGCTCCCTTCATATCTTTTGTTGAAACAAGCCAATTATCAATGTATAATAAAACTGCCGGATCCTTGCTCATAGTTTTATTCCTTTCATCTCACAAAACTCTTGAAATGATAGTTGTTCTATTTCATTTAAAAGTTTAACATTTAACGATAATAAAGAAAAATCAAACTCCTTTGAAAACTTGTCAATCCAGCGCATAGTTTCATGACAATCTTCACATAACGTAACTAATTTAATATTTTCATATTCCCATGGTTCGCAATTATCGTATGAAATATGATGTACAATAAGCATCTCTTCAGATTCAGTACAGGCACGGCAGGTAAAGTTATCTCTATTTAGAATTTCTAAGCGTTTCTTCTGCCAGCGGGGGTCTTTTAATTTTTCTGAATATGTTTTCATAACGCTACACTATTAAAGAGACAACCCTGGAGGTGTAGCAACTTACCAAGTGAAGGAAAGTTCTCCAGGGCATCTCTATTTTTATGTGAATTTGCTTTTCATACTTGATAAATTGCTACAACAACACAAATATATAACAATTATTTCAATAAATGCGCAACTTTTTAAAGTTTAATAGACAATTTCTCCGAAAGGTTATAAACATCTTGCCGGATATTTTTGTTAGTATCAATAAGGTTGTTAATTGTCTTAATTCCGTGTATAGAATTTGCATGGTTAAAAGCAAACGGTTTGC